TTTCCAGAATAAAATAGTAAAAAATATCCCTCTTGGTTAACACCTTGGGGGATATTTTTTTATCTAAATACAGAGTTATTAATGTGGCTAATATTAAGACTATTTACATTAAAGTGGCTAGGCAAAGAAGAAATCCAAAGTATAGAGTTTGCAATATCCTCTGCTCTTAAAGCGTCACTCTTTTTTTGTTCTTGAGTATCTATTGTCCCTGGACATATTTCAGTTATTTTAATATTGTGGGATGGAAACTCTAGCCTCATAGTTTCTATTAAACCTATCTCACCTCTTTTAGCATTTGTATAATTCCCTCCTCCAGGGTAAGGGACGTTGCCACCAATAGAGGTTACAAAAATAATAGTTGGGGATTCAGATTTTTCCATACAAGGAACAAACAGTTGAGAAAGATACATTGGCCCTGTAACATTTATGTCATAGGCTATCCTAAAATTTTCCATAGTTTCATTAATAATTCTTGTAGGTCCTGCCCCACCACCAGCATTATTAACTAAAAGATCTAATGTAATATCTTTATATTTATTAAAAAACTCTTTAATCTGTTCTGAATCAGTAACGTCTAGCTGATATGTTTCAACTAGATCAGAGCATAGCTCATTTATACTTGAGAGGTCCCTAGAGACTGCTATAACACGATATCCACTCTGAGATAGTAGTTTAACTGTAGCGTATCCTACGCCCCTGCTAGCACCAGTTACTATAGCAGTTTTCATTAGTATTCTGGGGACTGGTGATAAAAGTCCATGTTATTATGTATCCAATGTCCTGGAACCATATACTTAAAATTGCTTTTCACTAAGTGTGCTGTATGATGATATGGAGCTGATGATGGAAATATAATTACGCTTCCAGCTTTTGGCTTAACAGAAAAATCCATGAGGTCTACATTTTCTGGATGATCATAATCTGGATGTGGAGTCTGTCTTTCTAAAACACCAGAGTAATCTGACATTGTGAAAGAAATTTCTCCTCCATCAAAATTATCATTTAAATACATCACTAATGAATATCTAAGAGTTTGATCTCCATCTAGCTGATCAAAGTGTGCTCCCATAGATGTTCCTTCTTTATATTTTTTAATATTAAAAGTTGGAAACAATTTAGGCTCATCATAATCTCCAAGGGCAGTTGCATAGTCTTTAGAAACATCATAAAATGAATCCATTATGGTTTTATAAACAAAAGACATTTTTTCACGATATGGATCTTCCATATTGTTTATTTGATCAATATCAAATGTTTTAGTAGAGCCATAAATAAAGTCTTTATCGTTAGATGCTGTCCAGTCAAACCAAGTAGAAGTTCCAGAATGTTTTTCTAGATTATCTAGCTCATCAATAGTTTTCATAAGCAGATCAAAATCTTTAACACCATCTTCGTAATAGTAAACCTTTTCATCTAGAATTTGTTTTTTCATCTATGCCATCTCCCTAGTATCTGTTATTTTCGTAAAATTCTTCTTCTTTAATAAAACCAACTAGAACATATCTTATTGGTCCAGCCTCTACATGTGTTACACCATGATGAAATTCTTCAGTACCTGGAAAAATTAATAAAGATCCTGGTTTTGGTTTTAATTTTAAGTTTTTATGAGTAAAAAATATTTCTCCGCCAAAATAATTTTCATTAAGATAGGCTATTGTTGCATATCTAATTGATGGGTCTGTGTCTTGGTCAGTATGTGCTTTTAATTCTGTTCCTTCATACATTCTTTGAAAAGTTTTTAAATCTGCTAACTCTAAACTTTTAGAAGCTTGGTCAAGAATATTTCTTAATCTTGTACAAATTTTATCAGCAACAGCATGTCCAGTTAGCTTTAAGTTTTTATCTTCCCAATTTTGTGTAATCTCAAGCTTGCCTTCAGCAACAAGATTTTCAATATCATCTCTGCCAAATTTTTCTAAACAAAAAGGCACTAAATTATCTAAATATTCTTTTTTCCAATCATCTTCTGTTGACTTATTTATAATATCAAAATACGCTACAAGCTCTTCTGCAGAAATAAAATTTTCTACAATAATTAGATTATCTATAATCTCATTAACAATAAACCCATTATCTTCTAACTCTTTCTTTAAAAAGGCAGCCATATTAGTCAAGATCCTCTATTTTGTATTTATTTCCATTGCTATCAATCTTATACCCTTCTTTAAGAATTTCTTGCCATTCTTCTTTTTCAATTTTTTGCATATCTCTAATTTTTTGCATTTCTTCTTTCCATTGCTCACGAAGCTCTTCTGGATAGTCAGACTCTTCTCTATCATCCCAAAATGATCCAAGAGTATATCTTACGCCTTTTGTTATTAATGTAACTTCATGCATATTTTCAAATCCTCCAGCAAATGCTGCAAGAAGTCCAGTTCTTGGTGGAATTGTTATATCATGACCTGGGAACTTTAGAAGGCCTCCTTCAAAATTTTCATTTAAATATAAAAATGCAGCATATCTACTTCTTTCAAATGGACCAGTATTTCCATGTTCGTCTGTATTATCTGAATGTATTCGTGCATATGCTCCTGGTTCCCATTTTTGTGTGTGATAACCAATTTGACAAACTATTTTTGGATCAATATCATGAATTCCAGCAACTGCATTAATAATTCCCTTTTTTATATCAGAAAAAATTGTTGCTGGCAAGCCAATATTCAAAATATCTTCATCATTATCTTCTGGCAAAACAGAAGAGTAAGATTCATAAAAAGAAATTGGAGTCCAAGAAATTTTTTTAGTTTCTGCGTGTTTATCTAAAACCTTTATCAGCTTATCTGCAGTATTAGAATCAATAAAGTTTTCATAAAGAACTATATCTTTAGAAATTCTATTTTTATTATTTAGATTCATTGTATTCTTATACCGCCTTCAATTTCAGCTCTTTGTGGATAAAGACTATGAAATTCTTTTTCTATTTCATCTTGCATATCAAACCAAACTTGTTTTCCAAATTTAGATTCATTCTCAATCCATTCAGGAGAGGCATCCTGATATAATCTCCAAAACATTCTAGAAAAATATTTATGAGAACCTTTTGCTGGCATAACTCCATGCAAATAAACATTTCCGTCTTCAGTCAAAAGATGTGGGCTTCCAGATGGGAAAACTAAAATATCTCCAGCTACTGGCTTATATTTAATAAGTTTTTTACCAATACAAAAATCAATTTCACCAGCTTCATAATCATCATTGAAGTAGCCAAGAACTGTCACTGCAAATTGATGGCCTGGCCTATGGCTTTTTTCTCTTTGATAATCACTATGATATCTCATCCCATGTAAATTTTCATCATCGCTAATATGATATTTACAGATTGCTGGACCAGAAATTTCCCACTTATTAACTATGCTGCCATCATAAGTTGTTATTTTTGTATCTAGTTCATTAAAAATTTCTAGATTATGTTTATTACAATAGTCTCTTGTTACAAAGTCAAAGCTACTCAATACTTCTTCAAACAATTCTTTTTGATTTTTTTTATTTTCTGTATTTGGATTTTCATATTCTTTTGAATCTATATGACCTAAAACAGGATTTAAATATTCTCCAAATATTGACCATTTTTCCCAATTTGCAAAAAATCTATCTGGATCATTACTTTCAGAATTTTTTAAAATATCTATATTTTTTTGTACATCTTTAAAAACATTTTTATATACAAAAATTTTAGGATAAATTTCTATAGACTCTATTAAATTAGACATTATTATCATTACCTAAAAGTCCATTTTGTGGATCCCATTTTGCTGTTTCTATTTTATTTGGAAAAATTCTATAATAAGTTTTATTTGAATCTGGCTTAACTTCTCCAGTATGCTCAAGTATCTCCCAAAAGAATGGGCATGTATATCTTAAAGATTCTTTTACTTCTGTTACTCCATGTACATAATTCATATCTCCTGGGAAAAAATAAGCTGCACCTCTTTTGGGTTTAAACTGTATATTTTGATTTGGAAAATATAACTCTCCACCAATATAGTCATCATTAATGTAAAATAAACTTGCTATATCATAATGTGGAAAATCATTTGGCTTTCCCGCATCTGGACCATTATGTAGTTCTTTATCTGCATGAGGATGTTGGCATTGTCCTGGTAACCACTTTACTATTGTTTCTCCAGTTGGACTTACTTTTACATTAAAAAAATTTTCAATTATTGGTTTTAAACGATCAACTAAATTTTTAATAGTAATACCAATTTGTGGATCATTTTGGTCTAAAGATGGTCTGCTTGCTACACGATCTTTCCAAAATCCTGCATCATAAACTACTGTTCCATTTTCATTTACATGGCTTTGAGTCATATCCCAAACAGTTATACTTCTTGCTGCACTATCTAAAAAATCAACTTCTTCTTGAGTCATAAAGTTTGCCAACTCAACAATGTTTTCTGTACCCTTTCCAAAAAATCCAGATGGTGTGAGGGATGGCTCTTTAAAAACTGTTATTTGTGTATTTTCATTCATATTAATATTATACCATTTCTCTATTTTGCCTTTTATCTATTACAGATAAACGAAGTACTTTTGTTTCATGCTTGCCTAAAGACTCGCCTTTTTCATTAACAGCATCTCTATACCAGTCAGTCCACTGACCACTTTGATTCATTTTTTGTGCAGAATCTCCATAGGATTTATTTGCTTCTTGTCTTTTATTATCTGGATCTGTATAATCAAATATTTCTATTGATGTGTTATCAATTTGAGTTAAAGAAACTGGAATTATTGTAGCAAGTGGAGTTCCAGCTTTAATTACAATATTTTTATTTGCAGATCTAGCTCTAATTGCTAAGGGAAAATCATTGTCCATCCAAGATGTACTTATAACTGAAGATACTGTTTCAAAGTCATCATTAAAATAATTTACTGGATTAATTGTAAGTAAACTAATATTTTCATCAGTTTTAAAGGTTAATCCAGTATTAAAACTTACAGTTGATTGTCCTCTTCCAGTATATGTAAAATTTTTGCCATTTATAATTTCAATATTTTCTGAACTTGTACTAGTTATTCCATTCCAAATAAACTCAATATCATTATCACAAAAAAGATTCCAACCAACCATATTTGCTTGTGTTACAGGAAAACATCTATAAGCATGTTTTTCTTCAGTAACATCCATCCAGTCTCTTTTAATTGACATAGGTGAAATGTTAATTACAGAATCTTGAGTTTTTTCAACTAATATATTTAACATTTTCTATTCATACTTTCTTGGTTGCCAAATTTTATTTTTATAAATTCCACCGTCTGGTAATCTGTATTTATTAGAGTTTTGCATATTTTTATTTTCAAGTTTTTTTGGATCTTCAATAACAATCTCTGAAGTCCAGTCTTCTCTTTTAAATGGAACTATTTGTGCAAAAGGAGTTCCAGCTGGTATTACTCCAGTAAATCCTTCTCTTAAAAAGAAAGGCATCGATCCTGGAAGATTAACATTGTCATTATCAACAATTCCAGATGTTGTTAAAAATGGTAACTCAAATCTATTAAATGGTTGAGAATATAATGCACTATAACCCTCTGGTGTTTCAATTGCCCAATCTGGAAACCATGCAAAATGAGATTGATAATATCCTTTAGGATGCTCGAATTGGTCTAGTGGGTGTCTTGGTGTACAAAAATCTTTGTATCTATCATCAGATATAGTTATCGATAGTGTATTGTTATCAACATTACTAAACTCAATATCACAAGGAGTTTTTAATGTATATCCAGTTCCCATAATATCAAATATTGCTGGACATGCCTTCCAAGTTG